GTTAAAACACAGACAGGAAAAATTTAACACAATAACAGACTGGACCGCCGAATGTGACCGTTGCCGTGTATTAGAACAAGCTGGACAACTGAGTCTTAGACAAAGTGGAATTGACTGGATTGACGACAACGAAACATCTCAGGACCCAGTCAGTATAGACATATATCTTGACAACGAGTGCAATGCAGCGTGTGTAATTTGCAACGAAAATTCTAGTTCTTTGTGGATCAAGGAAAAGAAAAAACTCAACAACCAACCAGTAAAATTTTACAGTGACAAAACAATTATTGATCAGTCCATTGACAAAATTGTAAAAGCTGTGTGTTTGGACAAAGTCAAATATATTAAATTCTTTGGTGGAGAACCGCTATTTACAGACACGCATCTTAGATTTTTAAAACATGTGTCAAATCCTGGACAAGTCACCTTGCACTACACAACCAATGGATCAATATATCCCAATGATGAAACACTGGCAATGTGGCGCAACTTTAAAACAGTGATCTTTGCGGCCAGCATAGACGGAATAGAACAACAGTTTGATTATGTACGCTGGCCACTGCCTTGGCACAAAGTCAGTGACAATCTATTGCGTATCAAACACAATCCAGACATCTGGAATGTGATGTTTAGAATTGAATTCACAGTTAATTTTCTTAATGCCTATTACTTTGACCGTGTAGAAACCTGGGTATTAGAGAATTTGGACACAAACTCCAGCGGGGATAAAACAGAAATAAATCTTCATCCCTGTACAGGAATCTGGGACCTAAACAAAATGTCTCCAGGTATTAGAAATTTAATTTTGACAAAATACCCTAGCACTCACGTGATACACAAAATGATTAGCAATTTGCCGCAGACGTTGACACTGTATGAATGGCGAGATTTTGTCACTACCTGGGATTCAAGGCGCAACAACAGCTGGAAAACAGCATTTCCGGACCTAGTGGATCTGATTTAAAATGCTAAACTTGAGTTTACGCCACAGCGCCTTTGACCACAGCATAGCGTAGCACCAGTGCTTCAGCAAGACCACCAGCGGTGTTGTTTCTGACATAGATGGTGGCACTACCGGCTGCACATGCAGCATCAAGAGTGTACGACCCAATGGTTCCACCAGACACATGATTAATAACCAACAAGTCAGTGGCAGCAATTGTGCTATTGGTCAATACAAAACTCACTATGGTAGCAGCGGCCAAGTTGGTGTTTTGCATAGTAATTTGACCACTGGGTTTGTTTAGTGTAACACCGGTGGCTTTGTTAGTGGCCTGAGTCACAGTGCCACCACCTCCAGCAACATACCCAAATGGGTTGGTATACGCAGTGAGAGCACGATTCAGATCAAATATGGTTATGGTGGTTCCCGAATCAACTGTGGAGAATTCAAATTGATAAGTTCCGGTCGCTGCAAAAGTAATCACACTGGCAGCGTATCCCTGAATGCCTGTGGTGCCCAAGCTGACAGCTGCCGGCAGGGTCAGGGTGTATGCTGTGTTGGTAATGGCAATGCTCAGTCTGATTATGCCTGCTGACCCCGATGGAGGAAAGTTTGTGAAATTCAGGCTGATGCTTCCTGTGGTGCTGATGGTTTGATAATGTCCTGCACTGTAGTCCACTGTGATAGAGCCACTGGTGGCAGTGAGCGGAACTGCCACCAGGCTAAAGTCTCTGATGGCAGCGGCATAGATCAAGTTGTCCGCCATGTTGTTGTCTAGAGTGGTACCAGCCAGAGCGCTCTTGAAAATACCATTGTTTTCAAGATCCGTGATCTCGGTTGCTGCTGTGGAGAAGTTGGTCTTGATATTGGTAAAGTTGTCTCTAAAGCCCTGGGTGTTGTTGGGCTGGCCAGCAACTGGAAAGTTGCCGTCTATGTTGTTGGGGTTTATGCTGCTGCTCATGGGTATTCCTTGTTGTAGATATTTATTGTCTCGTAGAAATCGCTAAATAATCCAAAGGCCCGCGAACATGCAAAAAAAGACCCGCAGTATACTGGAAGAACTGGACACGTTGTATGTAGAACGTGATCGCCGTTTGATCATTGAAACTCGAGCTGACAGCATCATTGCCAGTGCCATACGACTGATTGAGCAGATAGAAACAGAGTTTGGTGCTGACCAAGCCGACAATCTCACAAGAAAGCTGCTCAACGCCATACGAACAAAAGATGCTGGAAAGTTTTCCAGATCAGTTAGGAAAACACATGCAGATTCATGAATTAACTCGCCCTAGAAAAATAAACGAACAAGGCTTTCTTGGAGGCCTAGCATCGGGCCTGCAGTCAGCGGCCAGCAAAGTTGGTGTACAAGGACCAGAAGCCACAAACACACCCGGACCTGATCTTGCTGGTCCTAAGATGAATAGAGCACAGGCTCTGGCCGCAGGACAAAGAACAGCAGCCACACTAATGCCAATTATGCAGAAAGACTGGGCAAAAGCAGTACAAACAGCCATGGCACAAAGCACAGATCCTGCAACACAGGCTCCTCCTACCAGTGCTGCCCAACTGACTTCGGGTGAACAGGCTCGCCTCAAAGCTGCGCTAGTGGCCATGGTCAACAGAGCCATCGCCCCACAAGGCTCATTTGATTACACTCGGCTAGCTGATAACATAGGCGATACTACCACTCCCGAAGGACAAACAACCAAGGCCACGGCCATGCAAGCAATTGAGGACATTGGTCAGGCCATCGACACCATATTCAATGCCACACTAGATCCCAGGGTCAATCCAAAAGAGGCCTGGCTACAGCTCACAAGAGATGGCATTGCCCCGGCACAAGGTATACAGTCATTTGATAGCAATTCCACTAGTGGTGCAATAAGAATGTCCACAGCGGCCAAGAAATTGGCCGACCAGATACAATTAGACGATGGGGATATAATGAAGATTAGACAACTCATTGGCAAACCTGGTGGTGATCAAGTTGCAACAGCAATTCTTGATAAAAAAATACTTGCATCAGCAGACTCGCCCTTGATTAGGCAATTTGGACAACAGGCAAAATTAACTCCTACAGAGCTTGCGTCACTGATAGCGTCAGCACAAGATGCTGCAAATGATGCGGCCTTCAAAGAGATATTTGGATTACGAGCATGATGTATCTCCAAGAAGGCGGCAATGTATTCAAAGATGCTCAAGGTCAGCCACTGACACAACGCATCAATCAAGCTGATATCCCTGCTACCATTGCCTGGGTTGAACAAGTCACAGGTATCGAATTTCCTGAAGATCGTTGGTTGGGCAGCACAGGACGCAAGCCCACATCCGGTGACCTGGATCTGGCAGTGGACCAGAGTGAAACAACTAAAGAACAAGTAGCAGCAGGGTTGACACAATGGGCCACCAGTCAAGGACTTGATCCCCGTGACTGGGTTCGCAAAGCAGGCGAAGTGCATTTCAAAACTCCCATTGGCGGTAATCCCCAAAAAGGATTTGTGCAGACTGACTTCATGTTCTTTCCCAACCTAGATTGGGGCACATTCTACTATGGCGGTTCAGAAGGGTCGGCCTACAAGGGCATGAATCGCAACGTGTTGATGAGCAGCATTGCCAAACAGGCTGGACTCAAAGTTGGTGCCAACGGCATGTTCAGCCGAGCCACAAATCAACTGGTGCAAGGTGGCCTAGATCCTGACTATGTGGCCAGTGTGTTGTTGGGGCGCGGTGCTACTCGTGACAATCTCAAGAATGTGGAATCAATTTATGCTGCTCTAGCAACTGATCCCAAACGTGATGCCAAGCTCACAGACTTTCGTGAATACCTAGCTCGTGAAGGCCTACAAGAACCCACATCGGTGGCTGAAAGTGACACACATTTCCTGGCACGCCTGCGTGATCGTATTGTGAATCGTGGCTATGTTGCACTGGTAGAAGCTGGTCCAGCCGGTGTGGGTGGCAGAGCCAAGGGTATCGAACACCTGGAAGACCTGGTGTTTCGTCGTGGCACACAAGGTATTCGGGATGCGCTGGAAATTGTAAAACATGCCACTGAAGCACCCAAAAAAACCACCACTGCCAAATGGGACGGCAAGCCTGCTGTGATATTTGGACGCAAGCCCTCCACAGGCGAATTTGTGCTCACAGACGGATCAGGATTTGAAGCCAAGGGCTATGATGGTCTTGCCACTAGTCCCAGAATGATGGCTGACATACAGAACAGACGTGCAGGCGACAGAACTGATTTGATCAATCTCTATGCACAATTGTTCCCTGTACTGGAGGCTGCACTGCCTGCCAACTTCCGTGGCTATGTCAACGGTGACTTGTTGTACATGAGCACTCCTCCTGAAATTGCAGGCAACTATGTGTTCCGGCCCAACACAATTGAATACAAGATTCCTGCCAAGTCTCAATTGGGACAACGCATTGGTGCCAGCAACATAGGTATTGCAGTGCATTCCATGTATGCTGATGCAGGTGATGCTCGACAGCCTTTGAAGGGAGTGGCATTCAATCCTGTGCCAGGCCTGATGCTGGAACGCCCAGCTACTCCTAGCGCATTGCAGACTGAAACCAATATTGAAAAGCAACTTAAACAGTTGATCAACAGTGACGGAAAAAACATTGACACATTGTTCAATCCCGCAGAACTACGAGCACACAAGATTACTGACCTGGCAAAACTGTGTGTGGACTTTATCAACACCAAGGTTGGCGCACCTTTGAACGGTGCCACACTGTTACCCGAGTTTGGCGAGTGGTTACAGACCAAGGTAACTTCGCAAAAGTTCCGTAACATTGTGGAATATCTGCAGAGTCCTAGCTCGAACACAGCAGCCCTGGCCGCGGCGTTTACTGCATTTATTCTGCTGCACGATATCAAAATGCATCTGTTGCGCCAAGCAGACCTAGAGCATCCGGGGCAAGAAGGCTGGGTCATGGCCACCCCTGCAGGCTATGCCAAAGCGGTAAATAGATTTGATCCCAATGCTTTTGCCGCTCAAAATCGTCAGAGAAACAACCCTCAAGAAGCGTGATTTTTCCAAACTGACTAAATAAAAGCAGGGATCATGTGTCCCACTAACTTAAAGGAAATTTATCATGGCAGTATTTACAAAAGTAAACGGAACCACACAACCAGTATTTGCACTGGACGTAGCAAACGGTTCCATCGCAGGAACAGCTAACGTAGCAGCTCAAGGTCCAGTTCAGATCCAAGGTCCAAAACTTGACTTCTTCACTTTGACAGCTAACGCCGCGTTGACCAACGCTGGTAACGTTAACGGTTACTTGAACAACGTGTTGACATCTGTTCAACAACTTGGTACAATCGCAATTTACCAAGCTGGTGCTGGTGCTGGTGTTATTAGCTTGGCTATCTATCCAAGCGGCGCATACACTACAGCTACCCTGGTTGCTGCTGCTCAAACAGCCAACGCAACTGGTGGCTTGAACATTGGCATTCCAACTGCCAACGTGTCTGCTTCTGCAACATTCACTAACCTGTAATCAGTTTAGACCCACAGCAACCCTGGACGTAAAAAATCCGGGGTTTCTTTTTGGCATTAAATACTCCTAGAATGAAGATAACATGCCGCACACTTTTTGATTGTAGTCTTACAGGCGTTACTGGACATTTTCGTTCCAGCGAAATACCATTCCGTGATCGTGTGGGGCAAATGGTACACAATCAAGCAGACTGGAATCACAGTCGCAACCAACAACGCAACTGGGAAACTCTGTTGCAGATCATTGGTCTGCGCACACAGCCGCAGGATATCTCAGTACCTGAACATCGAGACGGCGTCTGGGAGTTTGAGTTTAGATCAGAATCCCCAGGCGTGTTTGAAATGCACAACAATCCAGATCCGCTAGCAGGACTCAAGAGCGATTGCGAAGGCGTGCCCATGATGCTGAATCTTACCGAGCAACCTGCCATGGCTCCCACAATTGCCACAACGGGCACAGATCAAAACATTTGGTTCTCTGCGGTAAATACATCAATGGAGTAATGATTAATGGATACTACTGAAATTGAGAAAAAGAGCCTAGAAGCCCACGTTGAACTGTGCGCAGAACGCTACAAGTTGCTGGAGCTCAAACTGGACTCTTTGGAAACAAACATTGGCAAAGTAGTTGATACCATG